GAGAACAGCCAGGCCAAGCCGTTCTGGATCGCCTTTTTCGAGATCTTCGGCGTCACCGACAAGCGGGTGGCCACGTTCGAGCTGAACGTGAAGAAGCACGGTGGTGGCCAGGGCTTTGTCGACCTGTTCTGGCCCGGCATGCTGCTGGTGGAGCAGAAGTCGCGCGGCAAGGATCTGGACGCCGCCTTTGACCAGGCGCTGGGCTACTTCCCCGGCCTGGCTGAGCGTGACCTGCCGCAGATCATCGTGGTGTGCGACTTCGCCCGGTTCCGGGTGCACCGCCTGACCAGCGGCGACACCATCGAGTTCGCGCTGAAGGATCTGCACAAGCACATCCGGCAGTTCGGCTTCATTGCCGGCTACAAGGTGCAGGAGATCCAGGCGCAAGACCCGGTAAACATCCAGGCGGCCGAGCGCATGGGCCGGTTGCACGATGCGCTCAAGGCCAGCGGCTACACCGGCCACCCGCTTGAGGTGCTGCTGGTGCGGCTGCTGTTTTGCCTGTTTGCCGACGACACCGGCATCTTTCAGCCGGCGCAGGCGTTTCGCGCGTTCATCGAAGAGCGCACCGCGCCTGATGGCTCCGACCTGGGCTCGCGCCTCGCGCAGGTGTTCCAGGCGCTGAACACCGCCGAGAGCCGCCGCAGCAACGCACTGGACGCGCAGATTGCCGCCCTGCCCTATATCAACGGCCGGCTGTTTGAAGAACCGCTGCCGATGGCCGACTTCACCGCCCCCATGCGCGAGGCCCTGCTGGACGCCTGCGCACTCGACTGGTCGGCCATCAGCCCGGCCATCTTTGGCAGCCTGTTCCAGAGCATCATGGACGTGCAGGCCCGCCGCAACCTGGGCGCGCACTACACCAGCGAGGAAAACATCCGCAAGCTGATCGGGCCGCTGTTTCTGGACGAGCTGCACGCCGAGTTCGAGCGGGTCAAGGGCAACCGCAACCGGCTGTTCGAGTTCCACAAGCAGCTGCGCGCGCTGACGTTTTTTGACCCGGCCTGCGGCTGCGGCAATTTTCTGGTGATCAGCTACCGCGAGCTGCGCGCGCTGGAGCTGCAGGTGCTGCGCGCCAGCCACGAACTGAGCGGACACGCCGGCCAGCAAAGCGTGGACGTGCACAGCCTGATCGGCGTGGACGTGGACCAGTTCTACGGCATCGAGATCGAGGAATTCCCCGCGCAGATCGCGCAGGTGGCGCTTTGGCTGGTGGACCACCAGATGAACCTGCACGTGAGCGAGGAATTTGGCCAGTACTTTGCCCGCATCCCGCTCAAGACCAGCCCGCACATCGTGCACGGCAATGCGCTGCGGCTGGACTGGAACGACGTGCTGCCAGCCGAGCGGTGCAGCTATTTGCTGGGGAACCCGCCGTTTGTGGGTGCCAAGTACATGGACGACGCCCAGCGCGACGACACGCGGGTCGTGTTTGCCGGCATCGACAACGCCGGGCTGCTGGATTTTGTGGCCGCCTGGTATGTGAAGGCGGCGCGGTATCTGCTGGTGCCCGGGGCCGGAAGTGAAGCGGCACCCACCCGCTGCGCCTTTGTATCCACCAACAGCATTACCCAGGGCGAACAGGTCGGGGTGCTCTGGGGTTGGCTGCTGGCGCAAGGCATGCACATTCACTTTGCACACCGCACCTTCAGCTGGAGCAACGAGGCCCGCGGCAATGCGGCGGTGCATTGCGTGATCATCGGCTTTGGCCTGCAGGACCGGCCCGGCAAGCTGATCTACGAGTACGACGACATTCGGGGCGAGCCGCACGCGGTGGCGGCGGGCAACATCAACCCTTACCTGATCGACGGGCCGGATGTGATTGCGGTCGCACGAATGTCCCCGATAGCAAGAGTGCCCAATATTGCGAACGGCAGCATTCCTGCCGACGGAGGAAACCTGATTCTTTCCCATGCAGACCGAAGCGAACTACTGGCCACCGACCCGGCTAGCAAGGACTGGATCCGTCCGTACGTCGGAGCTGAGGGATTCATCAACAACGAAGTACGCTACTGCCTGTGGCTTGCAGATTGCCCGCCGCAAGTGCTTCGCAATATGCCATCAGTCATGCGCCGAGTGAGGGCTGTTCAAGCCATGCGCGAGCGAAGCACCAAGGTGGCGACTCAACAAAAGGCAGCCACCGCGATGCTGTTCACCGAAGATCGCCAGCCTCGTTCGGGTCGCTACCTCGCAATTCCGCGAACGTCGTCTTCGAACCGCCAGTACTTGCCTCTCGGGTATCTTGAGGCAACCGTCGTGGCAGCGAATGATCTCCAGATTGTTCCAAATGCCACCTTGTTCCACTTCGGCGTGCTCTCCTGCGCAATGCACCGCGCATGGATTGATGTGACCGCCGGTCGGCTGAAAAGCGATATTCGGTATTCAGTGAAACTGACCTACAACACGTTCCCCTGGCCCGAGTCGCCCACCGACCCGCAGCGCCAGGCCATCGAATTCGCTGCGCAAGGCGTGCTGGACGCGCGGGCCCAGTTCCAGACCGGCCCAAACCCTGCCACGCTGGCCGACCTGTACGACCCGCTGACCATGCCGCCGGCACTGCTGAAGGCGCACCAGAAGCTCGATGCGGCCGTGGACAAAGCCTATGAGCCCAGCGGCGGCAAGAAGGCTTACAAGTCTGACGCCGAGCGCGTGGCTTTTCTGTTCGAGCTGTACCAGCGCATTACCAGCCTGCTCCCAGTTGCCCCGCAACGCACGCGGCGGCGGCGCACGGCAGCGGCCACGCCCTAACCCGGCCAGGCCTCCACCAGCCGCTTGTGCCGGCTCTGGCACTCGCGGTAGGCGTGCACGGTGGCCAGCGACCACTTCAGCACCGACGCGCCCGTGCCGTCAGCGGGCTGGTTCAGATCGGGGCACGGCTGGCGCAGACTGGCCGGCGGCGGGCTGGCCGGTAATGGCGCCGGCGAGGATGCGCAGGCCGTCATCATCAAGGCACACATCGCGATAAACAGGCTTTTGAACCACACGTTCGACCTCCTCGGTGATGGTGATGAATTCGGTACGGATGCGCGCCTTGTCGGCTTCGTGGCCGGCCGCGCCCTTGTCGGCGGTGCGCTCGTTCTTGCGGGCCTGCTCGGCGACGTGCTGCAGGCGCTCGGCTTCTTTGGCCTCGTAGCGCCAGCCGTTGACGTTCCAGGCGACGGCCCCGGCGATGACGGCGCCAGCAATGGCGGCAGCTGCGTGGGTGTAGAGCATCAAAACGGCCACCCTTCAACCCGGCCAAACAACAGCAAGGCCATGAAGATGGCGGCGACGATGATGGGCAGTGCTTTCAGCATGCTCACACCCCCAGCAGCAGCGCGTATTTCAGCCGCCGCTCGCGCACGGTGGCGGCCACGTGGGCGCGGTTGATGTCGAACGCGCTCTGGCCGTAGCCCTGCCAGCGCTGGCGGCTTTTGCCGCTGGTGTGCTCCACGTGGCCAAACCACTGCGCCGGGTCGCAGCCAGGGGTGAGCTGGCACAACCGGCGGTCTTGCTGCAGGCCGGCCCAACCGCCGTTGTAGGCGGCGTCGCAAAAGGCCACGCGCGCCAGGTCAGCAAAGTTGCCCAGGCGGCGCAGCTGGGCATCACACTGGCGCAGCTTGACCAGCGCGGCGCGAAAGTTGAGGTCTGCCCGCTGGTACACGCTCACCCAGTCCAGCTCGGCCAGCGCGTGCGGATCCAGCGCACGGGCCTCGGCCAGGGCGTCAAAGCGCAGCCGGCCGTCGGCGTGCCAGGCGCGGGTGATCTGGCCTAGGCCCGCGCCCTCTTCCCGGGCAGTCTTGAGCCGCGCGGCCGGGCTCCAGCACGTGCGGTGGCGCAGGGTGATGCAGGTTTCCTTTTCCACCAACGCGCCCAGGTAGCTGCGCCGGGGCATCTGCGGCCAGGTTCGATCAATTTCTGCCCAGGCCACCGGCGCCAGCATGTGGGCGGCTGCTGGCACAAAGGTGGCCGGGTCATCGGCCGCCCGCGCAGAAAAGTTGACGATGCCCCAGAACAGCACTGCACGCAGCACGCACAGGCCCGCAAAGGCGATGCCGGCGCCGATTGGGTGCTCCATGGCCTTCACCCATGCCTCGCGACCGTGGGCGTAGTCAAACAAGGCCTTGCTGGCGCTCCATGCCAGCGCCACGGCCAGCGCTGACCAGCTCAGCCACACCAGCCGGGTGGCCGGTTCGCGCCAGCCGTCAGGCCCAAAGCTGTTGAGCACGATCACTGCCAATGGCAGGGCCAGCACAGCCCACCAGCGCCAGCGTTTAAGTTGATTCATGGTTTTCCTCCGATTGCAGACAAAAAAAGACCCGCACAAGGCGGGCTGCGTTGGGGGCGGTCATCGATCAGACCTCGATGGTCTCAAACGTCAGCGCCGGCGCCGGGCCCTCGATGACGCCATCACGCACAAAGGCCAACGCAGCCACGGCCACGCTGGTGCCGCGCACGCGCTGCTGCGCACCGCCGGGCCAGGTGACGGTGCTGGCGCCCTCGCTGGTGTGCACGGCGGCCACGGTGGCCACCTGCAGGGGCGGCTCGGGCAGCAGCTCGCGCAGGGCGCGGTAGAGGTTGGTGGTGGGTATGTTCATCAGACTTCCTCCATTTCCAGATGGCGTTCCAGGGTGACGCTCTGGCGCACGCTGGCCATGCGGGCGCTCACGCTCACGGCGCGCACGCGGGCACGCCAGGGCGTGGCGGCGTTGATCTGCACCAGCTGGCCCACGTCCAGAATGCCGGGGTCACCGCCGGCGCCGGTCAGCACGGGCAGCTCCAGCGTGATGGCTTGCTTGGCGCCAGCCGCACCCAGCACCGCCAGGCCGCGCTGGCGGGCGGCGTCTACGTGGGTGATGAGCGGGTCGGTCACCATGGCGGCCAGCTTGTCGCCGGCCGTGCCGGTGCGCAGCACGCGTGCCAGCACACCGGTGGTGGTGCCGCTGGCGTACACGGCGTTGATGTCATTGCCGCCCCGCTCTTCGGCCGCCACGGTGATCAGCGCATCGGGCGCCAGCTCAACATCAGCCGCGCCCGCGCCCCATGACCACGGCGCGGTGGGGTACGGGTGGCGGGTGAGCAGCGTGGGCGCGCTGCGGTGGCTCAGCACGTAACCGCCTGCCGCCTGGGCAATGGCCATCACGGCTGCCAGCGGCGTGCCCTGGTGGCTCCAGGCGCCGGCGGGCACCAGCCAGTCGGTCAGGCCCCAGTCCAGCGCCACGCCGCTCAGGTCCAGCGCGGCAGCGGCCAGCTGCTGGGCGGTGTACGGGTCTGCGGCGCTGCGGGCCGTCTCACGCTGCCAGGGCGCGCCCACCAGCGCGGTGGCGCTGCGCCCGGCAATGCTGACGGCGCGCTGGCCAAATTTCTCGGTGCGGCGGCGGCTCTCAACCGCAAAGACAAAGGCGATGCCGTCCACCATGATGCGGATCTGCGCCGGCAGGCCGTCTACCGGCGCCAGCAAGTCAAACAAGGCCGGCGGGCCGCTGGCCGTGAACGACCAGGCAAATGAGCCGGCATCGGCCCCGATGGTGGCCTCGTAAATGGGCACGTCAGCGCTGTCTGGCAGGCGCTCGGCATAGAGGTTGTGAACGGTCATATAAAACCTCGCAGGCAAGATGTAGAAAAGCGCGTCGGGCACGGGGCCGGGGTCTGACGGCACCACGACCATCCACCCCGGTGACAGCGGGCGCGTGAATCGAGACCACGGCGCGGCCTGGTCCAGATCGGAAACACGGGCCATGCCCCACGGCGCGCGGGGCAAGACGTTTTGCATGCGCCCGAACGCGCCCCACGGTGCCAGCGCGGCTTCGTCCATGGCGCGCGAGACACCCCAGCCGGATTCGGGCTCTATCTGCAGCAGGCGCTCAAACCGGCCCCAAGGGGCGGCGGCGGCTTCATCCGTCCGCATGGCCACAGCCCAGGGCGCGGCCGGCTCAAAGCTGGTGGGCGTGTACGGCCCGCCCCACGGGGCCACGCGCCGGTCATCTGCTGGTGCGGTGATCACCCAGGGCAACGCCTCAAAACGGTCCAACGGTGCGGCGCGTTGCCAGGGCGCATCGGTAAACGGCTGCAGCACGCGCGTGACCTCATGCGGCGCTGCAAGCTGTGTGCGCAGCAATGCAGATGCCGACCATGGGGCGGTGATGCCACTGGCAATCTTGCGGTTGACCGCCGGCTGTATATAGCCCAGCACCAGCGCCGCACCGTCTTGCTGCGCGCCCTGCGGGCCGTAGCCCAGCAGGATGCTGCTCCCGGCCTGCGCGCTCATGCGGTATCCAGCGCGAGCACCGGCACCACGCGGTTGGCCACGGGTGGCGACCAGTCGGTTGCCTCTGCGGCCAGGTCAATGGGTACCACCGTAAATTCGACCCCGCCCACAAAACCTGCCGGCAGAGCGAAGCGGCCAGCGGTTGTGTCGGCCTCAGACACCAGCGCGCCGGTGTCGCGCCGATATGCGCGCACGCGCCGGTTGACCAACACGCCAGCCAGGCGCACCTCGCCGCGCAGCTCGTAGCGCTCGACCAGGCCGGCCATTGACGCCGCCAACCCCACCGTGGCCACCGTACCCAGCGCCACGCCGTGCACTTCACTGGCAGCGGCCGCCACCGGCAGTACGACCGCTGCGTTGACAGCCACGCCGTGCACCGCGCTGGCAACCGCGCTGACAGGCACCACGGCCACGGCGCCCGTGGCAGCCCCGTGCGCGGCACCGACGGCAGCGGTGACGGGTACAACGGCCTGCGCGTCCAGCGTGACAGCCGGGTCGGTGAAGTCAAGCGCCAGCGCAGCCGCGATAGGCACCACGGCCACCACGCCAACGGCCAGGCCGTTAGCAGCATTGGCGGTGGCAGCGACACTGACGGCGGCGTGAATGTCAATGTCGAACGAGGCCGCGCCGGGCAACTCGCTGAGCGCGACTTCCGAAAGTGCTGCGAAACCGAGCATGACTTAACCTGGCCGGACAAAGTGGCCGGACAATGAGGTATCGCTAACGCCTGAGCCAAACTTCAACGTCGAACCAACAAGGTAGCCGAACAGCTCCACGTAGTCGGTCGTGCCGTTCATATAAATCAGACGGGAGCCGACCAAGCGCTGTGCCCCGGTGGAGATTGGGTAATACGTGCTGTCACCCGCGACAGTTCCGTTCTTTCTCAGGGTCGCGGACAGGCCGGTCAACGATGCGCCAGAACCCAAAACCAGCCAGTTGAACAAGTAGTACCCCGGCACGTTGGGTGTGAATCGATAGTTGGTTGCGTTGTCAAAGCAGCCGTTGGTATCGAACTCTTTGGTGTTGAAGTTGATCTTCGTGAATGTCGCGTTGGGCACGCCGCTCTGGTCTGCCGACAGGTAAGCACGAAATGCTGGCGCCGCGGCTGCCACCAGCGCCGACGAGGGCAGGGTCATGAAGGCAACCGGCGGCGCGGTGAAACTCACGGCCGCGCCGCTGTTGCTCGATGCCAGCACCGTTGTGCGCGCCAGCACGGTCGAGCTGGTGCGCGTCCCCAGGAACAATTCCCACTCCGCGCCATTGACCGCACAGAACCATCCCGTATCGCCATTGGCCGTGAGCTTCGATGCCATGCTCTGAAAGCCCGCCACAGCGCCCGTGAGCGTGAGGCTGCCCGTGCCGGTGGTCGACGACGCTTCCTTGACCCGGTCGGTGCCAGCAACTATGTGCACCATGGCGTTCAGCCTCCAATCTGGATCGTGAAGGCGTTGATCTTGATCGGCCCGCCCGCCACCACCGTGGTGGTGTTCATCTTGGCCGTGGCGTCGCTGGCCAGGTTACCCACATCGGCGTCGGCAAAGGCGCTGCCGTCGCCCTTGTACAGGCGCATCCAGCTGGCGGTGCCAGAGGCGTCGGCTGCGTCATCCTGGGTGATCGCGTTGAAGGTGATCAGGCCCCCGCTGTTGGTGGCGCTGGGGTCGGCACTAAGCACGGCGGTGCCCAGCAGCGTCTGGTCGGTCACGGCGCTAGCAGGACCGGCGGGCTGGGTGCCGGTGTACAGCTCGATGTAGCCGGGGTCGGTTTCGCTATCCAGGTCGGCGATAAGGGCGGCAGCCAGCACGCCCAACGGGCCGGCTGCGAGTCGAAAGATTGCCATTTTGAGAGTCCTTTCAGAAAAGTCTTGTGCGGCCTGGCTATGCGTCGCGGCTATGCATCTGTATCACCGCGCAGCTGCAGGCCCACGCTGTCGCCGGCCAGCGTTGCGCCTGGCAGCACCGTGCGCGCGATCCAGATGGGAGCAACGGCGGCCACGGTGTTGAAGCGCACCTGGTTGCCAGCCGCCCAGCCGGCGCCCCAGCCGGCAGCGCGCAGCGTGAAATACGGGTGGCCCGTGAGAGCGTTGACCGGCTGCAGGTCTGCCGCTGTGGTGCCGGTGGCGATGACGCCAAGGTTTTCACCAATCACCTGGAAGGCGGTGGAACTGGTGAAGTTGATGCGCCAGCGCTCAGACACAGCGCCTTCGTTGAAGACTTCAACGGGAAAGTCAATGTCGTTGAATTGTCCGGTGGCCTGCGCGCCGATCAGCGCATTGCTCCACACGCTGGTCCAGGTGTTTTGGTCGAACAGGTTGGTCACGCGCGCCTGCAGGTCGCCAAAAAGCAGGGCGCTGGAAAGCCAGGCGTCAGACGCGTCGAACGCCCGGCCCAGCGGCGTTGTCAGCGTGAGCTGACCATTGATCTGCACGTCGCTCAGAAGGTTCAATTCTTCAATGCGATGACGGATCACCAGCGGCTGCGGCGTTGCGCCGAGGTCCAAGTCAGCGGCCATGGTGATGGTGCCTGCAGCCAGGTCGGCCAGGTAGTGCGCTGTGTCAACGGCAGCACCCTCCGCGTCCAGCACCCACAGGTCTGACAGGCTGGTTCGCCCCGCGCTGTAGGTTGCGGCGGCTGCGGCTGTCTCTGGCAGCGTGGTGGTAAGCGTGCTGTGCAGCACCACCACGTCAGCAGGGCGGTAGATGGGCACGCGCCCGTCGGTTGGCAGGCGCACCGGGTCAATGCCCAGAATGTCGGCATTGAGCGGCAGGTTGGCCAGAACCACGGCGTTGTAGCGGATCGTCGCCGGGATAGTGTTCTTTGGCTTCCAGATCATGCCGCCCACCACGGCCGACTCGCTGTACCAGGGTTCGGCCTCGTTGCCTGCCGCAGTCACCAGTTGGCCGAACTCGACGCGCACCACGCCCATTTCTTGCTGCACGCTGCCTCGCATCCAGGTGCCGGTGATGTTGCCGTTGGCGTCTGCCGTGCCGGTCATCAAAGTGCCGTCTTCGGCCGTGGCCTGCACGAACAGGCTGGCCGGGCGCAGCGGCGAACCGGCGGTGCGAAAGAACGCACGCTCGGCCGTCCACTCGCCATAGGCCGTGAGCAAGGTGGCGATGCGAACCGCCTGTTGCCCGGTGAAGTTGTAGCCAGCATTCCACCATCCGATGGTGGCCAGGCCGCTTTTGTAATTGATGACGCCGGCCACTGTGCCCACATCGGTCACGGTGTTGATGTTGGTCCACAGCAGGCCGTCGCTGCGGTCTTCGTAGTACCAGCCGGCAAACCAGAAACCGACCGAGCCGGGCACGATGGTCTCGGCGTTGCGCGGGGTCAGGTTGATCACCATTGGCTGCGGGTTCATCGTGTCTTGCCTCACCGCCGGGGTGCCGGTGTCTTTACGGTAGCGCACGCGCACCACCGATGCGCCCCACACGTCGTTCACGGCGGTTGACGACCAGGTGTTGCCGCTGCTGCTGCTTTCCGCGTTGCCGCCCACGCTGGTGCCGCCCGACGAATCCGTCCAGGTGTTGCGCACGATTACGTCGGTGGGCTTGAACGTGAGCAGGCCCGTCGCATAGTTGATGGCGCCGTATTGAACACCCAGGAAGTTGCCCGCGCCGTCATCGGTGGCGGTCTTGGCCACGACGATGTTTCCCTCATAACTGCTGGAGCCGCTACTGGATTCGCTGAAAGTTCGTGATGAGATTTCTGGCATGGTGATTCCTTATCCGCCCGAGGCGACGCCTGCGTAGTAGCCACCGGGTTGCAGGGTCATGCCCGTGGCGGCGTACGTGTAGGTGGTGGCCGGGGCCGTGTTACCCGGTACGGTTGGCAGGCGGTCTGCTGCCGCGATAGGCACACCACCCCAGGTGGTGACCGACTCGGGGATGTGCACGATGAATTGACCAGTGGCCACGTTGACGTGATAGGCCGAGCTGTAGGGGCTGGCGCCGCTGTAGGGCTGAAACTTCACCGGCAAGCCGAGCGAGTTGTTCAAGGTGGCGCCGATCAGCGGGTAGCTGGTGCCAGGCAGGGTGCCTTCATAGATGGGGGTATCCGGCGCCGGCGACACCGGCGTCACGCCCGTGCCGCCCACCGTGGGTGTGGCAGGGTCTGCCACCGGCGTGACCAGGTAGGCCACGTTGTTGGACGACGAACCCGTCTTTTCTTCAACCGTCTTGTCGCGCGTGGTCTGCCACAGCACGGTCACGCTGCCGGGCACGGCAGGCCCGTCGGTGAGCGTCACGCTGATCATTCCAGCGCCGTCTGCCGACGGGCTGAAAGCGTCTTCCACCATGACAGACTTTTCATAGTCGATCACCGGCGTGCTGCCGGGGTCGGGCAGCTTGGAGGGCAAAAACCACAGGCTGCCGGTGGCGTAGACGATGCGGCCGATGCCGTCGCCCGTCAGGTTGCCATCGCCATCGTCAGTCAGCGACTGTTCGACCGTACTGGTCACGTTGCCGTTCACGTCTCGGTAGTTCACATCCCAGGTGATCGACACGGTGCCGGGCTCGATGCCGGTGTCAGGCAGTGCGTGGCGAAACACCGGCGGCTCGATGAACGCCTTGTTGCGCTGGGTAACGTGGACCGATGAACCCCAGGCAATGATGACGGCCGAACCTACATCGGGCAGCGCGCCCAGCGTGACCACCAGTGCACCGGTGACGTTGTCCACACTGCCGGTGCCGTAGGCGGCGTCACTGCCGCTGAGCTCGCCCGCGCCGTTGTCTCGCAGCGTGTACCACTTGCCCAGGGCGCGGTAAGAGAGCGACAAACTGCCCGGGTACGGGATGGGCAGCAACGTTTGCGCGTACACCGTGCCGCGCGTTGCCAGGGTGACGGGGATGTTCATGGTATGCGCGGGGCGCGACACGTCCACGGCGGGCAGGTAGGTGAGGAAAATGTCCCGGGGACCCAAGTCCGAGTTGGCAGCAAACGCTGCACCGACCATCGATATGAACACGGTGCCCGCCTCGTAATTGACCGTCATGGCGGTCGGCATGGCGTCACCCGGCTCTGTATATCCAAATGCGATCTCAGTCGTTTTGGTACTGGTACCGTCGCCGAGGTCCGTGAACACGTTAAATGCGCCGGGATTGACCCGACCTTGTACCTTCACCACCACGGACCCCGCTTTTGGCAACTTCGGCAGGCGCAGCGTCAGCCCGGCGGACGACGGGATGATCGTTCTTGCAAGCTTGACCGGACCAATGACCTCGGTCGCAATCGGCACACGGCTGGACGCGCCCACCATCGTGATGTTCGACAGCGGCGTCTCCCGGTTGGTGGTGGGCACGATCTGTGTGTAAACCGACGCAACCTGCACCGTCAGCGCGCCGGTTTCGGCATCGAGCGTGAGCGGCTGAATACCAAAGTATCGCGACGCATCGGCCACGGTGGTCAGCCGCACCAGCGACTCTCGCGCCACGTTGCTGAAACGCGATGGCACGCTGGGGCCAACAAACTCGTACCGCAAGGTGCTGCCAATGCGCAGCGTGACGACGCGGGCGCGGAACTCGCCACGGTCATCCACCAGAGTGCGCACTTCGTGCGAAACGTCCGTGATGCGCACGTACTGCTGGTACGCGGTGACGCCGGCCACTTCTTTGCTCAGGCAAAACACGTCACCCACCTCGGGTAGCGATTCGTCTGGCGACTGGTACACCAGCACGGCGCCCTGGCCGACCAGCTGGCGGCCATAGATGACCATGCGCGACTCAGGCCCGGCGATCACATAGCTCTCGATGCGGTCACGCGCGGCGGTGCGGTCGTCAAACTCTGAGCCGGTGCTGAACAACGCGGCGTGGATCTTGTCGTTATCAGGCGCGTCGGAAATGATGGCGTGGGCGCCGGCGTACACGTCAAGGTTGGCGGTAACGACGGCGCCGTAGATTTTGCGCAGGTTGACGCGGCCATAGACGGCATCGAGCCGGCTGACCTTGGGGAAGATGTTGCCAGGCACCCCGTCAGGAATGACGTTGCTGGTGCGCCGGCCGCCGCCGTCGCTGGTGTCGCGCATGCGCTCGGATTCGAGCAGCTTGATGTCAGAGGCTGTGATGGTCATGGGCAGAGGTTCCGGGTGAGGGGGTTCAGAGTTCGATCAGGCGCAGCGTGGGCACATACCAGTCGGCCGCTTCTTCGTCGCCGTCGGCCACCTGGAACACGGGGCGCGCTTCGAAGGCGGTGCGGTCGTGGTCAAAGGCCACGTCACGCACTTCGCCGCGTAGCTCCAGCGTCATGTCTGGCGCGGCCAGCGCGGCCCAGGCGCGCAGGGTTTCGCACTGCTCGCGGGTCAGCCAGGCGGCGTTGTCGGCGCCATTGAGCGTGAGCGGGCGGCCGGCCTGGCGCACGCCCACATCGAGCACCAGCGCGCCGGTGGTGGTGTAGGTCTTGGTCTGCTGCACCGGGTGCCAGTCGTATTCGTCGGCCCACAGCAAATCGCCGGGCAGCGCGAGGGTGACGCCGTTGCAGGTGAGGGTCAGGGTGGACATTCGGGGTGGGCTCCTGTACCGGGTCTGGGTGCGCGCCTCAGCCGCCTGCCGCGCGCTGGGCGGTTTGCAGGGCGGCGATCAGGTTCGAGGCGTCTTGCTGGCTGGCCACATTGATGGCGGTGGTGCGGCCGTTGACGTTGAGGTTGACGGTGACGGTCTGACCCTTGGAGCTGCTGGACTCGCCAGATTTGCCGCCACCCGCGTTGGTTTCGTTAAACGTCCACTGTTCAGCGGCCCGAAGCAGAGCCGAGCTGATGGTGGAGTTGTAGCCGCCATACTTGCGCTGGCCGGGGTTGTTCATGTAGATGATTTCGCCCTTGGAGTCGGCGAATTCATTCGCAATGCTGCGGGCCACGGCCTCATCCGTCACGCCAGCGGCCTTCAGGAAGTTGACGATGCCGGTGCGCGATGTGAGGTCGCCCCCTGCCACCAAGCGGTTGCCGCTCTTGTCGGTGGAGAACCCTTCTTTGTCGACACCGAGCCGCTTGCGCTCGAGTTCGGCAGCGCGTTCGGCGAGCTTGTTGGCCCGCTCCTGGGCATCAATGCCGCGTTCAAGCGCCTCGTTGCGCCGTTCGATCTCTGTGCGCTGATCATTGAACCCGCGTGTGGCGTGGTCAATGCCGTCGCGGAATCTGCGGGCTGCGCTGCCACCTTCATCCATGGCCCGCACGATGGACTTGCCCGCGCGGTCGGTCTGGATCTCCAACCCCCGCATGGCCGCTTCGCTGGCCAGGGTGTCGGTGGCCACGCCGTTGTTCGCCGCGATGGCCTCTTGTGCGTATTTGCGGAAACCCTCGGTCAGCTCGCGCGCGCTGGCGGTGCCGGACGCCACCATGGTCTGGTACGCCTCACGGCTGCTTTGTGCTGCACGCTGGAGCGATTCTTCACTGGTCACGCCCAGGCGCTTCATGGCTTCGGCCACAGAGTTGATGCCGGGCGTGGCATCGTCCAGCGCGGCCTTCAGTGCCTTGGCCTTTTCGGCGGCCTGGTCGAGCAGGCCGTCGGCCAGCTTGTCGCCGAGCTTGCTGCGCAGGAACTCGATTTGCTGGCGCACGGCCTCGATGGCGGCCTGGCTGTCGGCCGTCTTGATGCCCTGGCCAATGCTGGCCGTGAGCGCCTGCGCCACGTCGATGCCCTGCGCCTTCAGGCGGTCGAGCCCTTCGATCATGGCCTCGGTGTCGTTGATGGCGCTGCGGCTGGCTTTGCCCATGCCACCGGCGAGCACATCAAACTCAAGCCCGGCGCGGCGGATGGACTCGCGCAGCACGGCGTCCAGCGTGGCGGCCAGCAGGTCGCCGTTGTCTTTGACGCTGGCAAAGGCGGCTTGCGCCTTGGTGCTGAAGAGCACGAGGTCTTCACCCTTGAGCGATTCGCCCAGTGCCTTGCGCAGCTGCTCGCCGGTGATGACGCCACGCGCGCCCAGATCCGCCAGGGCGCGGCCGTATTCTTCAATGCCCTTGAGGTCGCCCAGATTGGCTGCCTTGGTGACCTTGGACAGCGCTTCTTCCACGCTGGCGCCGGTCTTGACCATTTTGTCGAACTCGCCCAGCAGGCGGCGCGATTCGTCGGTCAGGCCGCGCGACTTTTCGCTGGCCAACTGGATGGCCTGCGCCATGGCGGCGTTGGTGGCAATGTTTTGCCTGGCTATGTCGTCGGCGGTTTTGAGCGACCGCGCCACTTCGTCAGACCGGTCGCGGTAGCCGGCCAGCTTGGCGGCGCCTTCGCCGAAGGCGGTGCCGATGTCTTTGAAGTTGGTGATGATGCCCAGCAGCGTGAAGGTCTTGAGCCCGTTCAAGATGCTGGCAAAGCGGCTGGCAGCAGCGCCGGCCGTGGTGGCTGCGGCGGCATTGGCGTTGAGCGCAGTGGTGGATGCGCCCACCTGCGTGGCCGAGCTGGCTGCGGCAGTGGCCATGCCGGTAAAGTGCTGCGCCAGCCGCAGGCCGGCATAGGCGGCGCCGGCTTGGCCCGCATCCAGCAGCAAGCCCACCACGGTATTCAGGTTGCCAGCCAACGCGTTGAGCACGCTGGCAGTGGCGGCGCTGGCGCCGGTGGCGGCGTCGGCCTCGCCGATGTAGACCGTCCAGGCGCTGGACAGGTTTTGAATGGCGCGGCCCACGGTGGGCGGCAGCTGGGCAAATTCCTGCTGAAGCGTCTGCGCCTGGCCCTGCAGGGCCCGGATCACCACGTCGGTGGTGAGCTGGCCTTGCTGCGCCATTTCGCGCAGCTTGCCGGTGGTGGTGCCCAGGCCGTCTGCCAGCGCGCGCGCCAGGCGGGGCGACTGCTCCATGACGGAGTTGAACTCTTCCCCGCGCAGCACGCCCGACTGCAGGCCCTGGACGAGCTGCGTGATGGCGGCCTTGGCCGCGTCTGCCGAGCCGCCCGACAGCTGGATCGACTGGTTGATGGTCTCGGTGAGCGCCAGCGCTTGCTGCTGGCTCAGGCCCATTTCTTTGCCGGCCTGCGCAACGCGGGTGAAGAGCTCGGCCGTTGACGAGAGTTCGCTGTTGGTGCGCAGGGCGATTTCCTGCACACCCTTGAAGGCGGCGTCAAACGCAGCACCCTCTCCGGTCACCAGCTTGATGCGGGCGGCCAGGTTGTTGTATTCGTCCGCCGTTTGCGAGATATCTTTGGCCAGCGACTCAAAGCCACGCAGGCTGGCGACGCCGGCGTACACGCCTTGCATGACCTTGAGCTGCGAGCTGATGGAGTCCACTCCGTCTTTGATGACGCGGTGCGAGCGGGCCTGCGACGCCGACGAATTGGCCGTTGCTGTGGCCGCAGCCTGCCACGAAGGGACCTGCGCGGCGACCTCGGTGCGCACGTCGGCAATCGACTTGCGAATGGCGACCTGCTTTTGACTCAGATCGGTGGTGCTGATGCCGTATGCACCAAGGGCGGCGCGGGCACCGCCCAGGGCGCCGGTTTTGGCGATGAGTTCGCTTTTGGCGGCGCTGACGGCGTCTCGCAGCTTTTCCAGGTTGCCGGCCTGGGCGCGTGTGGGTGCACCCGACGCGGAGATTTCGCGGGCGGCGGCCTGTGCGGCGGCCTGGGCCTGCTTGAGGCCCTGTGCCGCGCCTTCGGCCTCGCGCTTGAGGGTGACGAAGTTGTCGATCGCCTGGTTCTTGGCCGCAAGCTCGCGCAGGGCGGCTGCGGCCTGCTGCGCGCCGGACTTGAGGGGACCGTCGATCTCGCGCGCAAGCGCATCGATCTGCTGCACCAGTTGTCCGACGTCGCCCTGCCCGGTAACATTGGCCTCAATGTCGTATTTGATTCTGGGGTCAGCCATGGTCTACAGGGTGGTGGGTTTGATTTGGGCGCTGGTGGCGGGTTTGTGGCTGTGGGAGCACGGCTGGAGCCACGCGGGCCAGATCGCGGCGGGGGTGGTTCTGGCGCTGGGAATGGTTCTGGCGCATGCCTTCTGGCCGCTGCTTTTTGCCTGGCTGGTGTGGCCGGCCCGTAAGCAGCGGTTGCAGCGGCGCTGACGGCCGCGCAGATCCCAACAAAACAGCCCGCCGGATGCGGGCTGTTTTCATGGCGATGCGGCGGCTGCGGCCGTTCAGAGCGTCAGGAACTCCACTTCGAACGGGCTGGCTTTGCCAGCCGGGGTTTTCAGGCGCCCCTTGAGCTGGACTTCACCGAAGTCGTCGGCCAGCATGTCAAACGCGCTGTCTGGCGTGAACACGCCTTCCCAGGCGGTCAGGATGACGGGCTTGCCGTCTGCCAGGTTGACGCCGTCAAAGCGGATCACGGCGCGAATACTGGTTTGCGTGTTGCCCAGAATCTTGGTGCCGGTGTAGGCCTGCGCGGTGTAGTTGACCTTGAGCGCCTGCGCATCGGTGATGGCGCCTTCTGCCAGGGCCTTGATTTCGCCCAGGCGGTAGTCCACCACGTAGTCGGTGCCGTTGATGTAGGTGACGTCTTCCGCCGCGTTGGTGACGCTCAGCCCGGCCGACGCCAGGTTGCGGTTGGCCAGCGGCACATACTTGCCCAGCTTGGCGTTGATGGCTTCGTCGGTCACGGTGGCGGCGGCCTGGTTGGCGCCGGTGCCGTCGGTGCCCATGAATGAAAGCTTGAGGTTTTCGTAGTCGGCCTCGCGCAGCGAGATCGACACTTCAGCCGGCTGCTGCAGGGCCACGGTTTCGATGACCTGGCCGTAGCTGTCGCGCCCCTTGCTGACCAGTTCCTTGATCTCGCTGTTGGGCTTGATTTCAAATTTTGACGTTTCGCGCTTGTCGCCGAAACCTTGCGCGATGTCATTGACGATGAGGGAGAACTGCAGGTTGCCAGCTCCCAGGAATCCACGTGCGCTCATGATGAGTACCTCTTGAAGTGGTTGGGTTTGAAATACGTTTTTCTGACCGCTTGTCTGCCGGTTCAGGTTTGCCGTTGATAGGCAATGGCCCAGCTGCTGAGCACGAGGGCGCCGTCGACCTCGATGCCCTCGATGTCCGGGGTGATGTCTTCCTCGCGCAGGCTGAGCGCGCGCGATGCCTGCTGCGCCAGCGTGGCAAAAGCGGCCCGCACCACCTGGCCGGTGGCCTGGTGAATGGCGTCGGCGTCGGCGTCGGCACCATCTGGCTTGCGCGAGATGCTGCCCACGATGAGCCGGAAGCTGCGCCGCTCGACCTGGCCGGGTTTGTCGACCAGGCTGTCGGTGCCCCACTTGA